GAAAGGCTCCCGTTGCGCGGCGGTGATTGGCTCCTTGGTGGTGCCGCCGGGGTGTTCGCGCTGGGTTTGGGCAGCACCCGAGCTCACTCCGACCGCCGCGTGGGGTTCCGCTCCGCTTTTGTATCTTTGTGATCTGGGTCCTGTGTTCTGTAAACCTGAGCGATAGCGAAGGTTTGAATTAATGCCGAAACCCCCGGTTCCAGGGCCGGGGTTCGTGGAGGGGATGGCCTCCCCCATCTGACGACCGCAATTACGCGGGCCGGGCGACCCGGCGGCAGGCCGAGAAAGAAGGTGTCCAATTATGAACCGGACCAATATTGAGTGGTGCGATTATTCATGGAATCCGGTGACAGGCTGCCTGCATGGATGCCCATATTGCTATGCTCGACGCATGGCAAAGAGGTTCGGACGCGCAAAGGATTTGTGCAATTGCATGAAGCACCTATTGGCATACGGCAACTTTCCGAAACAATGCAAATGCAAAATAAACCTCAAAATCGCCTGCCCTGGTGAGGTCTTCCCTGCCGGCTTCACTCCTACGTTTTACCCCAGCCGGCTAGACGAACCGAAGAAGCTAAAAAAACCAGCAAAGATATTTACGGTCAGTATGGGTGATCTCTTTGGTGAATGGGTGCCGCAACAATGGATTGATGCGGTCCTTCAAGTGGTCAGGGAATGCCCGCAGCACATTTTCATTTTTCTTACTAAAAACCCGGCACGTTACGAGGATTATGAATGGCCGGCAAATTGCTGGTTGGGTACCACGGTGGAAAGCTCATATACGGCGTCTCGCCTGGTATGTATGTCCAAGATAAAAGCCGCTGTTCGTTTTGTATGTTTTGAGCCGCTCCTGGGGCCGGTTGCGAAATTCGATCTGGAAAATTTGAAGGATATGCACTGGGTGATAATCGGTGCTCAGACTGGCCCCGGTGCCCAGACGCCGGATGCGGAATGGATACAAACCATCATCGGACAGGCGAAGGCGTACAATGTTCCGCTGTTTCTCAAAGATAATTTAAACTGGCCGGAGGCGCTCAGGGAATGGCCGGAAAGGATGAAATGTCTTTGAGAATGGATAAACCAACTACCCGTCTATCACAATCAGCCGGGCCTACGCCGACAATAAGGGCTGGCATGAACGGAAATTATTATGCTTATTGTACCAAGCCAGAACCATTACAGGAACTTTGCCGGCGCATTGGAAAGTCCCCTGGGGCGGTTTACTGGAATCAAAGGTACGGGTGTTATGCTGTTAGAGTTAGGCTTAAGGCCCACCAAGTGGCTATTAAGGAGATAAAGCGGAAAGATTCACTGTAATCGGGAGGTGAGAACTTGAAAATTGCAAGGGTATTCCCGAGGAAAACAAACGCAACCCCATTAGATGAATACACTTTCTTTGATATGCCGGGATTGTTTCTGCCTCATATAGATGAAATACACGTATCAGTAGCCTTTACCTATGATCTTGGTAAGGCTCATGAACTTGCCGAGCAATGGCGGCATGTGGCCCCGGTGAAAGTTGGCGGGCCGGCTATGGACGAACCAGGCGGCGAATTTGTTCCCGGAAGGTATCTTAAAAAAGGCTATGTGATAACGTCTCGGGGATGCCCCAATAACTGCTGGTTTTGCCGGGTTCCGATTCGTGAGGGTAGAGAAATTCGAGAACTGCCGATAACCGAGGGGAACAACGTACTTGATGACAACCTTCTTGCCTGTTCTGATGGTCATATTCGGAAGGTGTTCGCGATGCTAAAGCGCCAGAAACACGGTAGGCCAATGTTTACCGGCGGGTTGGAGGCAAAGCGCCTAAAGGACTGGCATGTTGAGGCACTGAGAGAAATAAGGCCGAAGGAAATATTTTTCGCGTATGACACTGCAGATGATTATGAACCATTGGTGGAAGCCGGAAAAATGTTGCTGAAGGCAGGGTTTACTGTGAGTTCTCATGCCCTGAGAGCTTACGTATTGATAGGTTACCCTAATGATACCTTCGAAAAAGCGGAAACAAGGCTGATGCAGACAATTAAAGCCGGTTTCATGCCTATGGCCATGCTGTACCGGGATCGGGAAGGGAAAAGAGACGTACAGTGGGCTAGATTTCAACGGTTTTGGGCCAGACCAGCGACAGTAAATTTAAAGATAAAACAATTAGCTTAATGTGCGTTCCAGGTGTGAAAATTCAATTGTGGTGGTGAGGTTTTGGAAGGACAAAGAAAAGGTGATTGGATAGAAACCTTCACTGGAAAGCAATTTTGGCCGCTGGACCCCCGACCGGAGGATGTGGGTATTGAGGATATAGCTCATGCGCTATCACTCACCTGCAGGTTTAATGGTCATTGTAAGCATTTTTACAGCGTAGCCCATCATTCAGTATTATGTTGCAGGCTGGCCAGTTTAAAGGGTTATGATTACCGGATAAGACTGCTGGCTTTACTGCACGATGCATCAGAGGCTTATGTTACAGATATACCGCGACCAATGAAGCCGTTTATAAACGGGTACAGGGACATGGAAAAGAGGGTGCAGGAGGTCATTTATCGAGCACTGTCCATAGAACATCCAACAGCAGAAGAAATGTTAATGGTAAAGGAACTGGACCGCACTTTATTAACTATTGAAGGAAAGCAAATAATGTCCTTGGATGTATGGGGCAATTTGCCTTATCCGCCAGATGACCGAATCAAAATTGATGAAATAAGGCCGCAATTAGTAGAAAAAGCATTCCTGGCCAAGTATTGGAAGTACCAAAAGGGGGTAGCAACTAATGGAACACCACACGCCCTGTGAAAATCTATGTGAAATATGTCTGCTTAAAGACAAGAAAAAAAGGGATTTGATTCTATTTCGGATTGAACGAATGGCAAAATTAGAAAAATTTTTGGAAGCTTTAGCTCGCATTACTCTGTTAGATTGGGGCGCAGTTGCGGACAAACTAAAAAATGAAATCAGTATAGAGGCAATAGCGTCGGGTTTAAACATCGTTGATAGGGTTGTATGGATAGGGGCAATTGATAGTCAAATTCATGCGGAAATGAAAAATGAAGAAGAAGCCCGAAATACGATTATTAATGCAGAGAATGGGCAGTAAAATTGTAAGGAGGTTATTTATGGCCCCGCAAGATTGGAAAGAAATAGAGAAACGCCTGCAATACTTATATTCCCTCGTCAAATTAAAATGCGATGGTTATGAGGTCACCCTCACCCTTGCGCGTATCAGCCAAATGAAAAACGCCATAGTGGTATATGTAAACGGAGAGATTAGATGGAAATGGCTGGCTGAAGACTGCGAGGAGCGTCGCCGATTCTTTCGCCCAGTGACAAAATCCATTGTCTCTCCAAAACAGAAGGCGGGGTGGAAGAAGCTATCCAAGAAAACCCGGCAGGAGCTTGAAGCGAGGACCAGATATACATATTATTATTGTTATTGGACTTCCTTCAGCGCTTTGAAACGCCATTTGATAAAGAACAACAATAATATAGAGTTGCTGAAGGAATCAGCATAAAGGCTAAAGCGAATTTAAAAACCTGGCATGATGGGAGGTAGCGGTGTTGAAAAACAAATTGCTCAAGGAAATTCAGTCATATAAAGATCTTCCCGAACCTTATATGACAATTGCAAGCCTGATTGGCATTGAAAACACGCTGATACTGGCGAATAAACTTGGCGGTGAATCCCTCTATCTTCCTCGCCTTACCTCCGTAAACCGCCAGATAAGGAACCGCCAAATACAGGAGGAGTTCACCGGATACAATATTCGTCACTTAGCTAGAAAACACCGGATATCAGTAAGAAGGGTGCAGCAGCTTGTAAAAGATATAAAACCGAAAGAAAAAAGCAAAAAATCTACCAAAAATGAACATTATCAAATATCATTGTTTGATTTTGAAACGAAATAAATTATAGAAATATTTCAGTGGAAAATCTCATAAGTAAAATGATATATTCCGGCAAAGGCCGGTTTTTAATTTCTATAGGCCAAAACTAAAAAGGACGGAGTGATCGTAGTGTGGGATCAACTAAGCACACAAGTGAATGAAGCCCTGGTGAATGTGGCCGCAGGTCTGGTGGCCCTGGGCGCAGCCGCCGCATCGTACTACCTCAAGAAGGGCGCGGACAAGCTGAAAGCCGAAACCAGGAAAATCGAAGACCAGAACCAATCCCAGTTGATGTGGCACGCCATTGACCGGCTGGAGGATACAGCGGAAAAGGCTGTCACCAAAACGGAGCAGACCGTGGCCGAGCAGTTAAGGCAGGCTGTGAAGGATGGCAAAATGGATCGTTCCGAACTGGTCGCCCTGGGCCAAAAAGTTTGCCAGGAAGTTCTCCAGATGCTGGAGCCTGACGTTGTCAACGTGCTTTCAGAAAACCTGGGAGATTTGCAGGCATATGTGGAGAGCACTGTTGAGACCCAGGTTAACCGGCTGAAAGAAGCAAAAGCAAAGCTGGCCGGCTAAAGACCCCCCCTCCCCTACTGCCAGCCCGGAAGCGAGGTGTAAAGGTGAACTGGTGGGTATTGTTGCCGACAGTGGCCAGTGTAATTGTCGGCATCATTGGCTTTTTAATGCGGCGTTCTATCGCCGAGATGGACAAAAAAATTGATGACATGGGTAAAAAAATGGACCAGTCAAACGCGCGAATGGAACAGAAGCTGGACCAGTCAAACGCGCGGCTGGAGCAGTCATTGGGTGAGCTTCGGAAAGAGTTTTATGACTACAGGGACAAGGCCGCCGAGGAATTTGTCAGAAAGACGGACTTTATCCTTGCAACTTCCGATATCGGCAAGAAGCTGGATAAAGTCTACGATATTCTGTTGGATATGAAAGGACGGGGACATTAATGAACCAGGAAGAGCGGGAAAGGAAAAAACTCATGAGCAAGATTGTCGCTCATGACTTCGCCGAGCTGAACGGTGCGATCATGCGGACCATCAGCACGGTGTTCAAGGCCCGGTGGTTCAAGGTGGCTGACCTGCAGGTGGCTTTTCGCGGCCAGGAAGATGAAATGCTTGAGTCGCTAAATTACCTTGAGAAGGCGGGATACCTGGAAGCCAGGGATATTGACAGCAAGGCCAAGGTGGAAATACAGTACGCCGAACCGGATGAAACGGAGGCGGTTTTAACGGCCAAGGGTATCCGTCTGGTCAAATACTTTGAAACTGACGACGCCGTGAACATGTAAGGGGATGATGGCATGGCCAGGCGCACCAGGAGCAAAATTGACGCCCTGCCTCCGGAAATCAAAGAAACCGTGGAGCAGATGATCCTTAATCCGGTGCAGTTCACGTATCAGGACATTTCAGAGTACCTCGAAGAGCAGGGGTACAGTATATCCTACGTGGCGGTATTTCGTTATGCAAGACGGTTTAACGCCAACATTCAAATGGTGGCTGCAGCGCAAGAGAATTTCCGGCGCCTGGTGGAGGAGATGGATAAATACCCGGATCTGGACTTTACGGAGGCTATTCACCGTATTTTGGCTCAGAAGCTGATAGACCGCATATCTTCCGCTCCGGACGAAGAATGGGCCATGCTGGATATGGACAAAGCAGTCAAGGACGCTGTATCCCTTGGCCGCGCCGCCGCCTATAAAAGGCGCACGGACGCGCAGGTCCGGGATAAGCAGGAAGCCGGCCTGGAAGAATTCAAGGCACTCATATTTAACGCTCTGGCCAAAGAGCGGCCCGAGCTATACCGGCAGGTCACTCAGTTTCTTAACGAGAAGAAGCGCCAGGGCCTGGATGGCAGCGCCGGGGAGGAACAGGCATGAACTGGTATGTGATCCACTGCCTGACCGGACGGGAAGAAGAAGTGATGTCCCGCGTTC